AATTCCAACAGGATATATTGTCAGTTCGGTCGAAAGACCAACAGTAACAACAGTTGGAGCATCAACGCTGCTAATTGCAGATGTTCGAGTTTCTACCTACTACACAAGAACAATCTAAGGAGTAATCATGGCAACCCAAGTAATTACAGGTCGCGATGTATCGCTGTCTTTTTCAGGTTCACTCGGAACAGACATTGATGCACAAGCACTTTCAGCGACTTTAACAAAAACACTAGATCGTCAAGTTTATCAGACACTTGATGGTGAGGCATATAAAGTTACAAATCAGGAAGCAGAATTCACAATGGAAATTCTTGCAGACTGGGGCAAGACAAGTTCAGTATGTGAGGCACTATGGGCAGCAGCAGATAACACACCTGATTCAACTTTTACAGTTACAATGACAGTAACATCAGGACACACTTTTGCGTTCGATTGCCTACCAGCTTATCCAGCACCAGTTGGCGGAACAGGCGCAGATGCACAGACTGCAACATTTACTTTCAAAGTATCTAAGGGCGCAGTAACAGAATCACTATAAGAAAAAAACGGGAGCAAACAAATGAAGTTACCAATAACAATTGAATACAGCTCAGGCGAGCAAGCAACATATATTGCCCAACCGCCTGAGTGGGCGAAGTGGGAAAAGCAAACAGGAAACACAATTGGTCAAGCCCAAGACAAAATGGGTATATCCGATCTAATGTTTCTTGCATATCATGCCCATAAGCGTGAAGCAGCTGGAAAGCCTGTTAAACCTTATGATATTTGGATGGAAACAGTTACCGATGTAATAGTCGGTGATGCGAACCCAAAAGCCACGCAGCAGGAAGCCTAAACAGATTATTGGTTGAGTTGGCATTAGCAACTCATATACCAATGAGTGAATGGGTTGATGCAGATGACATTTATACAGCGATAGAAGTATTGGAGGCGAGGTATGGCAAGTGAAACCATTGCATACAACAAATCTGATCTCCGCGATCTTTACAAGGCGTTCAAACTTATGGATGATCAAGCGACAGAGGAAGCACGCAATCAATCTAGTGCTTTGGCGACTTACGCAGCTGAGGAAATTAAAACAGCAGCTAGAGGTCGAACAAAATCAGGCAAGGTTGCGCAGAGAGTTGCGGACGGCGTTAGCATTTCAAAGTCCAGCAAAATCGGTGAGTTCCGATATGGTTTCGCACGACAGAAATTTTCAGGTGGTGCTACTACGCAAACCCTATGGGGTGGCGTTGAGTTTGGTAGTAATAAGTTCAAACAGTTTCCTACATATAGCGGAAGGCAAGGCAGAGGTTCGCGTGGATGGTTTATCTATCCGACCCTTCGCAGAGTTCAGCCTGAATTGATTAACAAATGGCAACAAGCATTTAGTCGCATTATTAAGGAATGGGTATAATGGCAAGCGATAATCGCACATTAAAGTTATCAATCCTTGCCGATGTTGATGACTTAAAAAAGAAATTAGGCGATGCCGATAAAGCGGTTGAAAACAATGCTAGCAAAATATCAGAGTTTGGAAAAAAGGCTGCCGCTGCATTTGCGGTTGCTGCTGCTGCTGCTGGCGCGTTTGCAATAAGTGCTGTTAAAAATGCTATTGCGGATGAAGCTGCACAGAGAAAACTAGCGGAAACTATAAGAGCATCTACAAATGCAACTGCTGAACAAACTGCTGCGGTAGAACAATACATTAACATTACATCTAAATCTATCGGTGTAACTGACGATGAACTTAGACCTGCATTAGCAAGATTAATTAGATCTACAAATGATGTTGAAAATGCACAAAAATTACTTAATTTGGCATTAGATATACAAGCTGCTACTGGCAAACCATTAGAAGCAATTAGCAATGCACTAGGTAAAGCCTATGATGGCAACTCTGCTTCATTAGGCAAATTAGGTTTAGGTTTAGATCAAAACATATTAAAGTCCAAAGATTTTGATGTAATTTACAAAACACTTACAAAAACATTTGGCAACTTTGCAGAGAATGAAGCATTGACAACTGAGAAAAGATTTGAACGAATTAAAATTGCACTTGATGAAGCCAAAGAAAGTATTGGCGCAGCATTATTGCCACAAATAGAAAAATTAGCTGCTTTCTTATTAGACAAGGCAATACCTGCTTTGGAAGGATTTATTGCAGGATTTACAGGCGATAAAGGCTTAACTATTGCATTAACTGAAACTGGTAGAAGTTTTGAAAGTTTTGGTAAATTTGTTGGTCAAATTACAGATAAAGTTGCTGGTTTTATAACATTTATTAGAGAAGCAATAGGTTTAATTGTTTCATTTGCAAATGAGGCAATAAAAGTATTGAATAAATTAGGAGCAGAAATAAATCTAATTCCAAATCCTGCGCCGTCTGCTGGCACACCAAGTAATCCAGCAGGTGGATTTGGTGGTGGTGGTTTTGCTGGATTGGGTGGTTTTGGTGGTGTTGGAACAGGCGGTCGCGCAGGTGGTGGTGGCGGTGGCGCAGGTGGTGGTGCAGGTGGTGGTGGCACAGGCGGTGGCGGTGGCGGTGGCGGTGGAGGTCTTGGCACAATATCAGGAGCAACTAGCCTTACAGATTTAGCAAACAAATTGGTTGCAGTTCAAGACAAGATTACAGATGTAACATTTGCAACTTTAACTGGTGGCATAAGCAAATCAACTGCTCAAAAGCAATTAGATCAATTGCAGGCAGAATTTAGAGTGTTGGAAAAGCAAGCAACTGCATTACAAAAGAATCCACAAATCTTGATTAATGTTTCTGCCATAGATGCCGAAGGTGCTGCAAGAGCTGTTTCTAAAGCATTAAATGACAGCGCAGCAAGATCAACTCCTACATTAAGTTATCAGACAATTAGAGAAAAAGCAGGATAATGACTGCATGGTCGCCAGATTGGAAACTTACTGTCGCAGGTGTTGATTACACCGATATTGCAATAAGCGATATAGCGCATCAGGCTGGTCGTTCAGATATTTACCAACAGCCAAATCCATCATATCTTCAAGTAAGTTTTGTTGCATTATCTGGTCAAACTTTGCCATTTGACATTAACGATAGTTTGAGTTTGCAAGTTAAGAATTCAGCAGGAACTTATGTAAATATCTTTGGTGGGGATATAACCGATCTTACTGTCAGCGTTGGCGCAACGGGAGGAATTGCAAGTGTTGTTGAATACTCAGTCCTTGCAATGGGATCACTTGTTAAGTTAGCAAAAGAATTATATTCAGGCACAATTTCGCAAGATGAAGATGGTAATCAAATCTATGATTTATTGTCTAGCGTATTACTTGCAACTTGGAATGATGTGCCGGCAGCTTCAACATGGGCAACTTATTCTGCAACTGAAACATGGGCTACTGCTGGGAATTTAGGACTTGGTGAGATAGACCAGCCTGGACTTTACACAATGGAAAACAGAGCAGCCAATGTAGATACTATTTACAACATTGCAAGCCTTATTGCTAACTCAGCATTTGGATATCTTTATGAGGACAATCAAGGCAATATCGGTTATGCCGATGCAGATCATAGGCAAATTTATTTGATAGCCAATGGCTATGTTGATCTTGATGCTCGACACGCTTTAAGTCAAGGGCTTAGCACAATTACCCGATCAGGTGATATTAGAAATGACATTGTTATTAATTATGGCAACAATTTTGGATCACAGAAAACTGCAACCTCGCCAAGTTCAATTGCTCTTTATGGTTACAAATCCGAAAGCGTTCAATCAACTATTCATTCAGCTGTAGATGCTCAAGCTGTGGCAGATCGCTATATTGCCCAACGAGCATTCCCACAACCAGCATTTCAGAGCATTACTTTTCCAATCACAAATCCAGAGATTGACAATAGTGATCGTGATAATCTGTTAGGCGTATTCATGGGGCAACCTCTAAACATTCAGAACTTACCTGCTCAAATTTCAGGTGGCGAATTTGAAGGTTATGTTGAAGGTTGGTCATGGAGCACTAGGTTCAACGAATTATTCCTGACAATCAACTTGTCGCCTGTGGCATTTAGTCAAGTGGCGATGCGTTGGAATACTGTGCCAATTGGCGAGCGTTGGAATACCTTATCCACAACATTAACATGGGAATACGCTACAATCGTATCCTAAGAAAAGGACAAAATGGCAACTACTACCAATTACAGCTGGAGCACTCCAGATGATACCGCGCTGGTCAAAGATGGCGCAGCAGCAATTCGTTCACTTGGAACTGCAATTGATACAACAGTATTTAACAATGCAGGAGCGGCAATTGCTAAAAGTATTGTTGATGCTAAAGGAGATTTGATTGTTGGAAGTGCAGCGGATTCAGTTGCTAGATTAGCAGCAGGAACAAATGGATATTATTTATCTGCAAATTCTAGTGCAACAAATGGCGTTGAATGGGTTGCTGCACCGACAGGTGGAAGTTACACTTTATTATCTACTACAACTTTATCAGGAACTGAAACTAGCGTAACTGGTATAAGTGGCAGTTATCAAGATTTGTTTATTGAAGTTTATGGAGTAACTTTTTCAACTAGCAATTTTTCTCCGAGTTTAGGATTAAATAGTGCTGGCACTTTTCGTTATGCTAGGTTGGGAACTTCATACCTGACCAGTGATTCAACAACTCAAGAATTAAACAATCAGGAAGTAAATTGGTTATACACTAGCGCAAGCAATTACTTAAGTTTTTCGATTCAAGATTATACGACAACGGATCGCTTTAAGAGTTTTCAAGTTTATGGTGCTTATCAGGCACCAAGTATTATTGCAAGTTATACTCATATTGGCACTTATACAAACACCTCTGCAATTACTTCAGTTCAATTTGCTATTGCTGGTGGTAGAACATTTTCATCAGGAACAATCAAAGTTTGGGGTGTCAAATAATGGCTAAAACAACAAAACCAGTAATTCGTATTCATAACATTGAAACTGATGAAATTATTGATCGAGAAATGAATGATGTTGAATTTGCTGCATATCAAGCAAATCAAACAGAACAAGAATTGAAGCAAACTGAAGCACAAACAAAGGCAGATGCTAAAGCAGCAATCCTTGATCGCATTGGTTTAACTGCTGATGAACTCAAAACGATACTTGGCTAATGAAGGCTTGGTTATCTAAAGCTGCTGTTCAGTTAAGAGAGCAAACGGACGATGCCTTCATGGACAGGTCTAGGCTCAGCGATGGCTGGATCGGTGATCGTAAGCATCAACATAGAAAATCCGATCATAACCCATTGCCATCAGGTGAAGTATGCGCAATCGACATTGACGCTGGCTTATCTAACGAACAAGGAATTAGTCATGCTTTGGCAGATCAAATTCGATTGGCAGCAAAAAAAGATAAGCGTATTTCTTACATAATCCACGCTGGTAAAATTGCTAGTGCTAAATCATTTTGGAAGTTTATTAAGTATCGTGGCATTAATCCCCATCACCGACATATTCATATCTCATTCAAGCCAAATCAAAAAGGCGATTTCTTCAATATCCCACTACTAGGAGGCAAATAATGAAACTAACTAACAAACACAAAGCAGCAATCAAGTCATATTTAAGAGCTGT